TAACTGGGTTAATTCATGTTGTCTAATTATCTGTAAGTTACGGTTACGTAACCGTAGCTTACCGACCGGTAGGTAGGTGTGTTTTAATATTCTGCGTTCGTTTGTTTTCGGGCGTGTCGTGTTTTTGTTTGTGTTATTGTATAACTATCAACTTCAAGGGAAAGAAAAATAAAATGAAGATTCAAGATATGACTCAGAATGAGAAGAATGACCTGCTGACTACGCTGTGGAATGACCCGGCTGTGACGCTTCAGGGCGTTAAGGATGATATTACGAGCGCTATTGATCGTGATCAGGCTGTGGATGATTATGGTGTGGCTCAGTATGATTCGTACCAGTTTCTTTTGCCTTATGAAACGGACGATGATTTGTTTCTATTTTCTGCTGAGGATATTGAAGCTTTCGCTCGGACGTGGTAATAAGTAAAGCCCCTAGGTTATTAGCCTAGGGGCTTTTTCATGCCGTCATATCAGGCGAATACGAGGTACCATGCTGATTTGTCGGCTGGTGCGAGTGCAATGTATCGTGTTGCGCCTGACCCGCCCGTGTAGTGTGCCCAAATGTATCCGTCTGCGATCGTACCACCTTCGGCCAAATTGACGGTCTGTCCGTAGTGATACTGAGCTACTACCTGTGCTGAAGTGGATGGAGCAGACCTCACGTTGAGCACGTCAACGTTGACTTTGTAGGTTCGTGGAATGATGGTTACGTTATTGTTTGCTGGTGCTGGTGCGGGTGTGGTTGCCGTGCGCGGGTGGAAGTATCCGATGATACCGTTCTTGCTGATCGTGACGTATCCGGCTTTGTTTGGATTCTGTGACATAGTGTTAAGAGTCCCGTTGCCATTGTCTCGCACTACGATTGCCACATGATTCATGCCGTTACCGTTCCAAAATGCCACGTCACCGTAAGACGGTGTGTAGTTGGCGCTTTCGCGGCTGAATGTGTTTTGCAATGCTTGCGAACGATCATATCGCGCAGAATAGACGCTTGCGGCGTATCCGTCTACGGTGTTGGTGTCGGCTGCTGGAATGCCGTATACGTTTCGGGCGTAACTGCTCCATAAGTCCCAACATTGTCCGCCGTATGCGCCGTCCATGTCGATAGTCTGTCCGTTAACGTTGTTTAGCCATGTCTGGATATCCATGTTAGTTTTCCTTCTTGTGTTTGGGGGTATTGTTGTTTGCAAATACGCTCATAAATGGGGCGTCCGCAAGTTCGGGATTGATTGTGGTAATGTTTTCCAAAATAGAGGTAAGCTCGATGAGACTGATACCGCCTACAGTGCATACAAACATGCTGACCGGCAATCCGAGATCTACATGTAGATTGATCATGTCCACAAAATAGGCTACCAATGTGAGCATGAGGTAGGCGAATTTATGCCATAATCCTTGACGCATTTTTTGGGAGCTGAGCGTATCTTGCAAGATGGCTTTGGCAATGCCGGTGACATAATCCACGATAATGAAAAAGACTACCGCGAACACACACCACACGTCCGTTGCTGTCATTGTCATTAATTATCCTCCTATTTTCCTAGTAATTCTCCAATAATCAAGCCAAAATCGGCCTTGACCTGTGAATCATCGAATCTTATTTTACCCAGTCGATAGCCGGTGGTGAGTCGCCTTATAATATCATCCGATTTTTTGACGTACCACGTTTTTTCGTCAACATGATTGGGGTCTAATGTGTAGACAGGGCGGGTGTTGTCTTTGGGAATGCGCCGTGAAACATATTGTGAAACATGTCCATCGCGTTCGGACACGGATATCCATATGCCGAACCGTGCATAGTCGGTGGTGTCTAAAATGTAGGATAGCTCGCCGTCTGAGGGTATTGGCGCTAGCAACGTGTCCGATTCGTCACGGAATTTGTTGCGAATCGCATAGTCCGCATAATCCTCGTCGTATTGTTCGAGAAATCGTCCGAATTTTGATTGCGCGACTTTGGCCGAGAAACCTCCATAATCAGCCAATTCCAAACATACGAACCCGCCGCAATAGAGCTTGTATTGTTGCTGGTTGGCTTGCTGTGCGCCAATGTCAAGTCGGTATTTCGCGAAATAGGGGTTAGCTTTTTGTACGGCGTTAGACAGAAACAGTACTTTTGTCCTATCCTGCCAACGGTCAACGGTATTGTAAAACTCGCTAAAACTGTTTACCTCATTGCTTAAAAACCGCAGATTGTCGGGGAAAATCTCGTCGAAAATAATCAAGTGAACTTTAGGATAGGCTACTGACTTCAGTCCGCCCGCCTGTGAGAGTGCGACGAAATAACAGCATGTCCGCCAATCCTTTTCGTCCCATGAAGTTTTATGAATTTGCCCCTTTTCACCGTTCACACGGAACTCGTACTGCGGGAAAAACTCTTGAATATCTTTGAAAAAGGTTTCCTTACGATGTTGTTCCACGTCAGTTCGACGAAGGTAGATGAATTCGTGACCGTTTTTAATATAGTCCTTGATTCCGTATCGTTTCGCGGCAAAGGTTTTGCCGAGTCCGCGTGCGCCGATCACGAAATTCCATGGTGCGTTACGGGTGAGCAGATTATGCAAGTCGTAGTAATCGTCTTCGGCCAATGTCTGTAGTACCATGTGCTCACCTCCAAATGATGATAACAATAATGGGGAGTATGACGTCATGACCACCGTCATACTCCCCGTATATAGTTACGGTCGGCTCAAGGGAAGTAATCACATGCCGACAATGCTTATTATATCACATGTTTAGAATGATGGCGGATTCGATTTTCCATCCCACACGGACAGCAATGAATACGCCTGATTATATCGGTTGCCGTAAGGCTGGAATGGATATGTGGCGAGAATATTATCACGTAACCCCGCAAGACTGTTCGCCTTCGGGACTTTGAGTGCGTTAGCGGGTGATTGATGATATGCCGTTACCCACAAGATCTGCATTTTATCATCTTCGTATTCTTGCGGGTATCCTGTATAGTCTTCCGCGAACTGCTTGCGCTGTCCCTCATGGGATTCACTGCGTTGCGCCCATGTCTCGAATGCTTCCGCTTCTGCTTGTGTGAGGTTTCGTGTAAATTCTCCCCCGCTCTCCATGAGTGCCGCGATCTCGGGAGCAGCTGTTTTGAATGCGGCATAGCCGGTCGGGTCTGCCGCTTTCATCGCGTTGAGCACTTGCAAGCGGCGTCCGAAACTCCATTGGGCAATACCAATGCCTTGGAGGTTCGCCGCTTCCACCGCGTCCCACCGCAAACCGGCTTCCACCGTGCCGACCACGTACAAGGCATACGAGTTTTCTGGCGATACTGAGGTTGACGGGTGCGCCTGACCGTTATCTTCGGACGGCTGACTTTGTGAAGCTTTTTCGGAAAAATTGTTGGCCGTTGTCTTGTAAAAAATACGGGTGCGCGCCCCGCTGTTGTCTGTCTCGTGTAGATATAGATTGTCGCCCTGCCAATGTATCCACGCTCCGCCACGTCCGGTATCGGGGTGCCCTTGATTATTGTCTCCGGTGGGATTATCCACGTCCGGCTTCGGCATGGTACGGGGGTGCAGATAACCCGATAATCCGTCAATCGGGAACCATTTCAGCGCGCTTGCGTCCGGGTTTTGGGTGATAACGTAGATTTTCCCGTCTTTTACGCCATCTCCCGCTACTATCGCCACATGAGTGTAAGGGGTATACGTGCCGTATCCCCATATTGCAACGTCGCCCGCCACCGGCTGATACCCATTGGCGGGGATGCGCTCGTACACTTGTTCGCACCGCGCGGATACCGGGTATGAGGTATATAAGCCTCCCGCATAGCCGGTAGGGGTTATGCAATCCTGTATGCTCATGCCATACATGTCCATGCTGTACTTAGCCCACAAGTCCCAGCATTGCGCCCCATAAGCCCCGTCCATGTCCCAAAAACGGTTTTTCGTCTGGTCAATCCATTGGGTAAAAGTAATAGCCATACACCAAGTATAGTGTATGGCTATTGATATCAGACAATGCTAGGCGGCGTAGGATGCCATGAAGCTCGCGTTGCCTTGGTCTGCGGTGGTGGCGTCGAAAATACCCCACACTCCATTCGGCTGGATATATGCAAGTCTCGGCTGAGATTTGTTGCCGTTTGTCACTATCCACGGCCAAATATTGTGCCGTGGATATGCCCATTTCGCCAAATCTCCACCCTTACCTTCGCCTATCGACGGAATCTGCCCCTGTCCGTCTGCCGTGATAATGCCGTTTTGCAGTTTAAACTCCACGGGCATACTGCCGAGCATGGAAACGGCATACTCCTGTCTGCCGCGGTAACTATCACGACACGCCGTGTACAGGTATTTTGCGATAACCTTAGCGCCAGTCTCATTAGGGTGAATATCGCCCGAAGGGAACCAGCCGGTTTCGCTCTTGCACCAAACATAAGCGCTGTCAGCCACCACCACACGATGATTGCCCAAACCGCCCGCGATCGCACCGCTGAACAATCCACTGTATTTATTCATGCCGTCTTCATTGAGCGTGGCGTGATCGAAAAGCATGGGAGCTATAACGATGATCGCGTTCGGAAACGCTGCGATCATTGCCGACACAACCTCACGTGCCTTCGGCAATCCGGTATCATAGTTTAGGATATCGTTGCGGCCACCGGCGCAGACGGCGACCTTGACCTTGGACTTATCCACGGTAGCATCGGCAACGCAGTTAGCAACCTGCTGTGCGAACGTTGGAATGCCGGACACGTTAAATCCTGCGCCGGCTTTCGCGTAGTTTTTCCACGTCAGTTCGGGGAGCATGGTAGACAATTGGTATGACCATGTACGTTCCCGCGTGTTATCAGCGTATGAATCACCGAACGTAACCAAATATCCGTCCGAATATTGAGACTGTCCCAGTTTTTCGAGAATACTCGCGATCTGGGAGGAATTACTCCCCACTGAGGTAGACAATGCCGCAATGTCCGTCGTGTTTTTGTTCCACTCGTTTTTCGCGGCGGTAGCATGTTCTACGTTGTCGGCCCCCAATGCGGTGAGGATTTCCGTATTGGAATCGGCCTTATCGTTGGCTGTGGTTGCGTCCGCACCCGCTTTATCCCACTTGATCTTATTGGCGGTGGCGTGTGCGGTAGTGTCGGCTCCCAGTGCGGTGAGGATAGCGGTATTCGCATTGGCTTTTCCGACTGCTGAAGCAGCGTCCGCCATTGCTTCAACGGCGTCTGTACTGGCTTTATCCCACTTGGTTTTCGCGGCGGTAGCGTTATCCACCGTATTGTCCACAAGCAGTGCTTTCATCACTGCTTCGTCATGGGTTTCTCGCGCTTCCACGCCCTCAATGCGATTGAGGTGGGTTTCCAAAGTGGTATCGATGGTGCGCATGGAGCCGTTGTAGCCGTCTCGCAAGTCGGCGGGGTCATTGTCACCGTAAAGGTTTAGGCCGTAATTATCGGTTTTTGTATATACCGTAGCCATTTACGTTAGTCCTTTTCTCGAATTTGAGTTTGTAGCTGGGTGAGAATCTGATCGAGCATACGCATGGCATGATTGTAGCCGTCGCGCATATCCATAGGCGTTGCATCGTTGTAGAGGGGCAACCCCCAATGACGTGTCACATCATATGCGGCCACGTCAACGGGGGTTGCTTGCGGCTGATCTGCCATAATACGTCAGTCCCCCGAAGCCGTAGTGGAGACGAACGGCAAGCCTTCGGCTGTAACCTTCGCGTCGGTAAGGTTTTTGACAGTGAACTGGCCGCCGCCGGTTGCGGGAACGCGGTTGAGGAAGTGGTTGAGCGCGGCACCGAGCGCGCCGGCATTAGCGCTGGATAGTCCAAGCGCGGTTGTGAACGCTTTCAATCCTTCCGGCAATGCTTCCGGCGTCGGGATTGCATCAATCTTATCCGACTGGGTTTTCAACGTCGTATCGACGATATCCATTGACCGGTTGTATTGAGCTTGAAGGTTCGGCGCGTCCGTTGCGTCATACTTTTCAAGATTGTAATGAGCGGTTTTCTGAGTCATTTTTCCTCCTATTATTATTAATTATTCATGGGTTTTCATGAAATTATTTTGAACCACGCCGTTGGCAAGGTTTTCGACCGTAAGTGCCGTAACCGGCTCCCCATCGTCCACGTGCACGTCACGAGGGGTGATACGCGGCTCGTCGTTGTGAAAAATGGTTTTGTTGCCGAGCACGGCCATTTCCAAACAAGTGTGAGCCGACGCCATCGGCACGGAAAGCTGCGCCATCTGGTTAACTCGCGCCCCAAACACTGCCAACTCGCGGTACATGTCTCTATTCGTGTTTTTCGAGTCCTCGTACTTGCCTCTGGTCGGGTTATAGGTAAGATCGCTGTCTTCATATTGTCCGACCTGTTTTTCGAGATCGTCCAAGGTTTTGTTGATACGCTCGAACTGTTCGCTGAATCCGGCTACAAGCTGTTTGATGGCTTCGATGTCGGCGTTTTCGTCTTTTGCGAGATTATCGAGCTGCTCCCTGAGCTGATCGAGATGATCGGCCACCTCCTGCACGTAGCCAAGCACAGTGAGCGTATCACGGTAACTGAATGGCTGAACCGTCGTAAAATATCTCTGTCGAGGGTCGATATCCAAGGGGGCGGCGCACGTGTTGATTCCGTCCATAAATCCTCCAATCTGTCTGTATTAAGTATACTCTAATGACCGAGATTATAAGCAAGACTCGTGGAATACATTTGGGGTACGTTGGTCATGTTGTCACCACTGCCCCACATACCCAAAAAGAGATCTTCCAACGAATTGATTACCATCATGTCAATATTAAGCATGGTATTACGCCAGTCAAGCAACAGCTGCGATTGTGAGCCACTGGTTCCGAGCGTGTGTGACACGCTGTTTCCTTTGTCTGAAGAGTGCGCGTAATCGGTGTTGCTCGTGCTGGTTGCGGTGGCCGAACTATCCTGTTGCGTGCTTGTATGCGTGTTGCCGAGCGAATCGGTTTGTGAAGCGCTGGTAGCGAATTGCTTAAAATCGTCGATACGGGTCTGCGGAAACTCGGAATTGAAAGTCATGCTGGAATTGTCGGCGGTAGTGTCGGACGTGCTGTTTGCTGTGGACTCGTTGGATTGCGTGCCGCTCGATTTTCCGCTGGACTCGTTGGTGCTGGTCGAATCCATCTCCTGCCGGATATCGGACGTGATAAAAGGGTCAAACTTACGTTGAGCGCTCACGTACAGCTGATTGAAATAGTCCATTTGCTCCCGCATAGTACGCCCAAGATAAAATACGAACATTTGCGGCGTTTCACTGCCGATTTCACGTAGTGCGTAGTGCGCTACGATTTTCTCATTCAATTTCGCACGATAGTTTTCGTCGAAAATCGGATAATATTGCGAACTTAAATGTAGTTTTTCGTCCGTATTAAAACCACGGTCAATCAGATTACCAAGCGTCAAGGTGTAATCGGCCATACTGTCCTTGATCGCATACATGCTCAAGTCTTGAGTCATTGTCCATCCTCTTCTTTGTTTCCGTCCACATCCAGCAAACCACCGGACGTGGTGTCGTTCCACTCGATGCCGACGGGGTATCCCGAGTCGGCCATTTGCGGCCACAGCCGGTTAATCGTATCGCACGCTTGTTGACGCGCCTTGAGATAGCTCAGGCGGAACACGTTTGTACGGGAGTTTCCTGCTGTTACTTCCGACTCAAGCAACCTTTCCTTTTTTTCGGTAGTTGAATTGTCAATCCCCAAATAATTTACTAATTCGTTCCAAATCTGCGTTTTCGTGGTGATGATTTTATCCGCAAGAAAAGGGGTGACGTTGGGGAACGTCTGGAACATGCCGGTAATGTCCGCCGAGTCGTACGTATAAATGTACGGGTCGCCGTCTTCGCGCGCCTTCACCAAATTTTGGGCGGTGAGCTTATTGGTCTCGGACGTGGCAATAATCAGCGGCACCGAAATATTATCCAAATTCACGTCCAAGGCGCGATCTGCGATAGCCAATCGCGTCGCATAGTTCCACATGACGTCGATCATGGTACACCTGAGCTGATTATCCCAAATCGGTACGCATTCCTTGCTTCCGATCTGCGGGTGCGAGTAATTCGTGGCGACGGGCTGAAAGCTGGTGGGGTTGTTATAATTATTCACACCGCCAATATTGCCGGACGTGACCATAAAACGGTTGACCCCCTTACGTTTGTCGGGGAAAAAGAGGGCTAGTCCGTTCTCAAAAAGCGTCAATTCGAGGTAACGTTCGTCAATGTATGAGGGTAGGTTAATCCACCTGAATCGGCTTACGGCCAACATTTCGATCAATTTCATATACTGGTTGATGCGTAAGCTTTGGCGCATTTCGGGCAGATTAAGATTGCCCCACATGCTTCCGAGTACGCTTTGATTGTCCCAGTGTGCGGCCTTGCGCGCGTTATTACGTCTACCCATAATCACCGTCCTTATATAATAATGGAGAGAGCTTATATTGCTCTCCCCATTATATATGTCAGTATGCAATACCGGATAGTGGCGTATTGTCCGCATAATCGGTAACGCCGATTTTGTCGGGGTCAGTCCATACGGTCACGCCGCTTTCAAAAATACCTTTGACCGTCAGCCGGTATTCTTCGGGACACGTGGAAGATCTTACGTACAATTCATGGAGTTTCCAGTAGGTAAAATTGCTCATTGCCATAAGATTTGCTGGAAGTCGCATGAAACGCTGAACATAATACCCGTATCGTAACCACACTTCCCCGATGGCTTGCATGGCGGCGGGTGAAATCTGCCTAAAACGCACCATGACACCAATCAGACCGTTGGCAAGATTGAAAGCGTCACCGCCTAATGCGCCTGACGTGGTCGGGGGTACGGTTTGAGTCTGTTGCACCTGCGCGTTGATGCCCGCAATGGTGTTCTCATAATCCCCTTGCGCCGTCGCCTGTGCAAGCTGTTTGTTCATATCCGCGAACTGCATGGTCTGTTGGTTGGACAAATTCGTTTGCGCGAGTGAAAAAGCGTTGGCTTGTGAGGTCGAGGCATTGTTGGTGGTTTGCGTGTTCGCTAATTGCTGGTTGGCCGTCGATACATTGTTATTGTAGGTCTGCTGGTTCGTCCATGCGCCAATGGCGGCACCGGCCAGGGCGCCCGCCGCACCCCCGACATTGCCGGTTGCGAGTGAACCGACTGCGTTGAGCACGCCCGACCCGACCGTGTTGATTTGAGCCATCTGATTGTTGAATCCGAGATTCTTCAAGGTCAGATCGGTGCCCATTTGCGCGGATTGATTGCTGATCGCATTCATGGCATTCCGATTCGACGTGCCCAGCCGGTTTTGCGCGCTTGCATACTGTGTGCCGAGCTGGGCTTGGGCGTACGCATTGTTAATGCCCATTTGAGTTTTTTGGAAACCCCAGTCAGCAGACTGTTGCGCGTATTGGCGCGTGTAGGCGCTGTTCGCAAGGGCGAGAGCCGAGCCATTATTGACCGCCATAAAGGTGGGAAAATTCGTGATACCGAAACTTGCGTTAAGCATGTCGCCCGTGTCGATAGGCAGGCCGAGACCATTTGGTAATGGTTGACGCTCACCGACACTTCCCGCATGATAACCACGCGCGTAAAAGTTCAGGCGGGGGGAGGGGGGCGCGTAATTCCACGATTCGCGAATAGTCAAGTCGGCGGAAGGAATTTGTTCAGGTTCGTACGTGATTACGGTCCCGTTGAGGCAGCTGCATTCGATGTAGGCGTAGGGGGCTGTAAGGAACTTTTTTAAATACTTGTAGCGTTCTGGCAGCTGGAAGGCGTCCCGGAAATCTTTGAGATTGATAATATCCGTGTAGCGTGCGCTGGAGTTGTCGTTTCGTTTGCGTAGCTCCCAGCAATTGCCGACGAAGCCGATCGAATGGCCGAAAAGTTCCGTCTTTTTCGGCTGACCGTCCAATAACGCTTGCGGCAGATGGGGTACCGCATAAATCCCGCAAATGCCCTGAGTAACCCATGGGGCATTCATGCCTTCGGTAAAGAATGCGACAATGTCGGCGGGAGTGTCCAAATAATACATGCTGGTACCGTTGAGCTGACTTTCAAAAGCACTGCCCGTGGCGGTGTTGACTACCGGGTTATCCTTGGTGCCGGGGCTTGCTTCCAAGTCGGTGGTGCTTACGATGATCAATCCGTATGACGTGTATTTCACCCCGTCTTGCGTGCCCACGTCCATCAATGGCTTCCATGTTTCGTTAGTAAGTACCGTGCATTTACCGGTATCGAGTCCTTCGGGTAGGTCGAGATAGGTTTTGCCCCAGTCCTTCCACGCATTTTCGTTAGCTACCCCCACATGTCCCCTTTCAACGTAGGCGTTGCCTAATTGAATGTCGTGTTGGAAGCTCTGCCACACGTCCAATTGGATATTCAATTGCGTCGTATTGGCGTTGATATAGTCACAGGTCTGGATGAAATAATACCAACTACGGGGGGTATCGAAGTCGTAATCGTTCGTCGCGATCAGATAATTATATTGCGACGCTTGCGCGAACGGTACCGGCAATCGTACCGGCAAACCGTACTTTGCCATGGTGCAGTTGGTAAATTCGATGCCATCCAACCGGTTGAAATACTCTTTTTGTGTCTGCCTATCCCATTTGACTATATCCCTATACCCCATGTCCCACGGGACATTGCACAGTTTGAAACGGGTGTTTGGTGTCCATTTCGCATACGAAAAATTGATCGGTAGATCGTTCGCCGTCATTGTTGAGCCTCCTAAAAAAGAATGGGATGCAATACCATGCATCCCATTCTATCGCACTTAGTGAAGGTCAAGCGGTTACTGTGATGTCCGCATTGGCGGTTACTCCGCCAAAAGTAGCAGATATCTTAGCCGTACCAGTACTTACGCCTTGAGCCGTATAGACACCATTGGGAGTCAAGACGCCGCCGCCGCTGGTGATCTTCCAAAGACTGAGGTTGGTTACATCAGCGGTATTGCCGTCCGTCTTGGTAACAATCGCCTTGAGCGCCGTATGACCATTAATCTTAATCGACTTTTCGCCCTGAATCTCAATGGATTCGATGGCTCCCGTCTTCCAGCCGCCGAGCCATTCACCGACCACCGGTACGGACAGTGCGGCGGAAACCGTCTGGTCAATCTCTGGATGAGCGGGGTTGATATAGGTGGCCTGAGCCGTGACCTTCAGCGCTTCGGCGGTTTCGTCGAGACCGCAACGGAGGATACCGCCGTTGTCGATCGAAGTGAACTGTGAGGTTGCGCCCTCGACCTTGTATTCGATGCCGACAGGCTGGAATGTCGCCGTATCCTTGTTGGCACTGGAAATGGTGGACACCACCTGTACCAAATCGCCACGGGACACATTTTGAGGAGTGACAGCGTTCTGACCGTACTTCTTTACGCGCAATTCAAACACCGGCGTGGAAGTGGTGAGCGTATCCGGCAAGGTCACGGACTCGCTAGAACCTTTACCCGTCCAAAACAGCACAGCGTTCGCAAACGGATTAGGGGTAATGCTGCCACGGTGTTTGTAAAAGATGTTGCGGGTGCCGTCAATCGGGTTCACGGGGGAATTGGTAGTCTCCAACATTTCATCCCAACAGAAGAAAAAGTCTTCAGTGGTGAGCACGGCCTGAACCTTACCAGCCGCACCGCCAATACCAAACATATCTTCCGGAATTGGAATAATACGATACGGCACGTTAACCTTGTCAATGTTAAAGGCGGCGGCGAGAGCTTCCACGTTGAGTGCGGCGATCACCTGCGGGGTCGCAAACAGAATCGCTTCCGAATCGCGCCATGGAGTAACCCAGCTCATGGCGTTATAACGTGGCATGGCCGACATTGGGCTGGCCTTCAACTCGTTAGCGGTCTGCTGGATGAGACGCAACAATCCCTTGGCGTCCGCTTCGGTGGAGTTCGCAGCACCCACGTCAGGGGTGTGGACTCGATAAAAACCGCCCTTGCGTGCGTACTCGGCAAAGGTCTGCACCTTCATCAAGTACATGTCGTTCCTATCCGAAAGGATGGGGGCGTTCATGATCTCAGAAATGTAATCCGACATTCCCGACTCACCGTCGAACGCTGTCAGCAAAGCATCTTCTGGGATAGTGACGGGGTAATAATGATCGAAAGTGAGCGGGTGGAACACCGAAGCAGTCGGGAGCGAGTAACGGCCATAGACGTCGTCCCCAAGATATTCCTGATTGAAGTTGCGGGTGCGTGCCTTGACTAGGCCTACTGCGGCCTGCTCGTACGTGGACCCGTAACGCTTGAGCGTGCGCGGGGAGCCGATCAGCTTAAGCGGATCATCCCAATCAGCGTGCTGGATATACAGACCGATCAAGCGCTGGATCAGCACCCCCGTGAACTCGTCGCGCAGATATGGAAAATTGCGCATGGTGTCCACGGCATTGCGAATATTGCCCTGCGTTGCAGAGGGGATACGGGTTTGGAACTGGGGGCTGGTGGCGTTTCGGACGGCGTTGAAGATCTCAACGTCACCCTTACCTGCCAATGGTCGAATATTGGACATTATCTATACCTTTCTTGTTTAGTCGAACAAATCTTCGATGGACTCGCCGTCGTTATCACCGTCACCGTCATCGTCGGGGTCGGGGTCGGGGTCATTGTAGCCGAGCGTGTCCATCATGGCCTTCAACGCGGCCAATTCTTTTTCAATGCTGTCAAGTCGTGCGGAAACGTCCGGCTCCTGCTTCGGTTCCGGTTCTGGTTCCTCTTTCGGCTTGACTTCATCGTCTACGGTTTCAGTCTGCTTCTCTTCTTCGGTCGGCGGTGGGGTGGTGTTTTCTTCGCCGCCATTGTTCGGGTCTGCCATGCAAGCTCCTTACGATTGGTAATGTTTCCATCAAATTATATCATGCGACGGGAGAAAATAAATGACCCCGCAATCACGCGGGGTCGAAACGTCTTATGTGAGCGCGAGTTGAAAATCGTAGGGCACTACCGCCACGATAGTGATATTCATGGGTCGGCGGCATTCTCAGCCGTGGCAGTTCGACCCATGTTGCTCCCAGTCGAAAATCGACGCTCAGAAGACAATAGGCATTATAGCATGACCACTGTTCCGTAATCGTCCATGACTTGCGTTCCATGCCGGAACTTTTCGTAGGGGATGGGCTGTGCGAACATGTTTCCGGCCATGCATACGTCAACTTCCCCGTCTTCCCTCCATCCTTGATACCGGTTCATGCCAAGAATGGTCAATTTTTCGTATCGTGCGGCGATCTTCCACTTCCCTAGCTCGGTTGGGTGAATGTTGCATGATCGTACGGGTTCCCAACCGCTCAATATGCAACCGTCCGTATTGGCATATAGTAGCCGATCTGAGTTGGCGTGGCAGACGGTCATAAGTTTTCGGCGGGCGTAGGCATTGACCCATACCGGCACGGGCAGATAGTCGGTTTTCAGGTTCGACTCCTCGCGTTGCGCGATATCCCAGTCCAAGGTTATTCCGTCTTTGGATAGCGGGAGCATGACGGCACCTTTTGGCAGACTCGCCATTTTGCCTACTAAGGCATTCATGATGAGTTTGGCCATTTGTCGTTTCTCGCCCGTCGCCTTCTGCTTCAACCCCCCCCATTCATCCACGAACGAACGGAAAAATCCCTTGCTTTGCCGGAACTTCCACCCCCGTACATGCTTGTAGACACTCACTTCATAATTGTCGTATAAAAGTTGCTGGTCAATATCGGTGAGCACTCTTGTAATATATCCCCTAGTGCTGGTGAGTCGGTTCAACCCATACACACTACGATTATCCAACAGAAAAGGGTATCCGTCCGGCTTGAGTTCCGCGCGAAACGTGAGCTCGTCACAATGTAACGGCATATCATCATCTTGTTCGTATTTGCCTTCGTATGGTTCCGGTTCACCCCACGGCAACCACTCATCTCGCAAGATACTGGGATACATTGAGTTGCAGTCAACGTCGATAGCCTTGTCATACGCCCCTTCTCTTGCTAGCATGAATCCGCCGATATAGGCGTCATGCAATGATTTTTTCGTATCCAAGTCAAGTTGTGGGAATTTGTCGTAATACCATTTCCACTCGCCGGACGCGAACGCCTCCATACTTGCGCCTCCCGCTGTGATCTTGCACAAACCACGATTATCGTATTCGCGCAGAATATTGAGCAGTTGAGTGTCAGACATGGTGAGACGGCAGTTTTCCCGCAAGAGATTCGATATATCGAAAAAACGAGCGGAATTCTCTCGGTCAATCCGCGCCGTAAAACTAAAAAACTTGCCTTTTTTGGATACTATCGCATCCCAGCTCAGATTCGAGTTGTGTTCGTTATGGGGGAGCGAATGCACGACGTGAGCGATAAACGGGTTTAAAATGTCGGGGTCAGTCAGGTAGACGGTGAGTTTGCCGCCCGTCATGATGGACGCCAAAAGGCGATTAGGTGCGGTAATGTCACGTAGTACGGTACCGTCCGTGAATCGTATGACATTATCCGCGCACCATAATCCAACTCTGCTATCGCCGCCCACTGTCATAGTATATAACTTCCCTTGTTTTCAATCTCTACTTTTCCAGTGCGCCCGCTTCCGCCAACCACCGGTCAAACTGCCGACGCGAACGCTGATACCCCTCACTATTGTCTCGGAACACCGAAGCAAAACCGTGCCGGACGGGGTCATACACCGTCCAATCGAACACGATACGGGGGGCGTCCGTCTGTTCGATAAACGCGCGTTTTTGCGCTTTGGATAGACTACGGAATCGTTTCAACCGTTTCGACCCTAACGTGGTGGCGAGAATTTTTTCAAAGACTTCATAACGTCCGCGCGACATGTAGGACGGCCACTCATGTTCGCCGTACAAGTCCTTACTTTGCTTACCCCGCTTTTTGGAAGGTTCGCGTTTCCGTTCGGTGCGCAAGCCCAAGATTTCGGCGGCATCATGCAATTGCTCCCGCAGCTCGTTGCGGTGTCCGCTCTCCAATTGGCTGCGCACGAATGCTTCATCGCTCAGCACGTTGGTCATTTGCAAAAAGTCCGTAAGCTTGGAGGGGATGATTTGGTTACGTCCAAAACCCTCTCCCGTAGTGCCTTCAAGTTCTGCCATGCGCTGATCATACACGCTACGTTTTGGCATGGCCTGTTCGCGGTTCCAATCGTTGATTTTCTGCCGTGCCGCATTGATCTTCCGCTGCTGCTGTCTCAGCAGTTTGCGTCTTTTCGCCACCGGTTCTGCGGCGATTTGCGCGTCCGTGATCGGTGTGCGCTGGGCAAACATGATGTCTTTTTTCGTCGGCTTTTCCACAGCAGTAGCATGATAGGGCGTGGCTTTCGCGTCCGCTATGGCCTGTTTCTTCTGCCGCTCCCACTCCTTCCCCAAGGTTTTCGCAATATTGACAAGCTGTTTGTCGGCGGTTTTCGCGAGATTCGAGTGAGAATAGGAGCCGAGTTGTTTGATGTTACGGGCGGCACGTGCCTGTGCGGCTTGGCGTGCCTTGACATGCTTCTGTTTTCGACTGCGAGACATAGCGCACCCCTTTAAGATGGCGAGAGCACCCAAAGTTGGGTGCTCTCAATGAACGAACGCTACTTAACGATTATAGCAAGGTCACTTCGTCTCTTCGTCCACCGGCTCGATGCTGAAAAACTTGAAGCCACGGCGGGAGCGGCGTTCCACCACCTTGATAGCGAGGGGTGCGTCCCAAGTGTTCGGGGTTCCGAAGATACCAAACATGGTATTCAAGCCGGCCGCGAGAGTCGGGGAGGTGGCCGCATACGCCTTGTTGTCGTCGGTTACGATGATGACGCGCACGGTGTTGGAGATTTCCCCGGTCTGATCGTCCGTCACCTGTACGGCCTGTGCGACGGCGTTCACCATGTTCAGGGTTTCGTTGAGGTGTTCGTCGAGCTTTTCGGCGTTCTGCAATGCCGAGTAGAGCTTGATTTTGCCTTCACGGGTGGAAGTGTCGATGAAGTGCTGGACGGTACCGAGTTCGGTGGATTCGGTGTTGAATGCGACAAGTGCGGTGTTGGTGTTTTCCATAATATTTTACCTTCCCTTATGGTTATTGTTTTTTGTTTTCAGGCTTATGCCTAAAATCTTTTATATCACATGCCGTCATTATTTTCAATTTCGGCGTGTCGTTTTGTGTGTTCTTCGGGTTTCCATTCTTGCGGCTCCTCGAAAGTCGCATACTTGTAAAAAGTTTCCTCATTCATGGAGACTTTTTGCGAGAAAATATTGATGGAACATGGAATGAAGTTTGGAAACAATTTCTTTGCACGAATCGAATACGCACGGGTATCCTTAAGACGCCCGTCGATAACGTGCTCAGCTTCCATAAAATCGCCGTCCACCAATTCCATGCCCTTGAGTACGGCATATACCCGTGTGCGAAAAATATCGGTTTTGGTTCTAGCCAATTTTTACCTCCCTTGTAGTAAGATTTTTTGCAAGTCTTCATCATTGTATCGTATCGTGTCCAGTCTGTCAAAATTTTTAAACACGGCAATGATCAAATTCTGAGCCTGTGGACTGTTAAAAATCGTGCAACAATCGTACGATGTGCCCCCTTTGACGGCGCAGACCGCGCACCATGCAATCAGATTAGGCGGATTCACAGTGCCGTCCAAATATTCTACATCATACGTGCGGGACAGGGCGGCGGCGAGTCCATCCCATATGGTCAGACTACCGCAAATCTGCGAGACGGTAATCACCGCTTGCGTAAACCATTCGCTAGGCGATTCCCGCCACAGTTCACACAACATGTTGACCGCACGGCAACATGTCTCATAATCCCCGTACCCCATATCATAACGCTTCAAGTTCAGTTCGCGTTTTCGACCCCCCGTAGCCTTGACGACACGGGATGATTCCATGATCGCATCATCAAACCGGCGCATACGATAAATCGGCGTACGATCATTGCCACGGTTAAACATAATAACGCCTTTCCACTCTAAAATATGCAATGTTTCGCACATGCGAGGGTACCGCCGCCCACTTGCGCACCAACTCAGCCGCCTCATCGTATGAGGTGGCATACCCCACTTCGATAGGGGGTTTATCGCCATGTCTCAGATAGGCTAACGCGACAAACGTTTCATACATGACTAAAACTCCAATCCATCATTACCGGACTCGGCACCAAACCACCACATGTCAAACCATAAATCCGTACTTGGGCACCGTTTCGGCGGCGTAAAAGCATCACCCTTACGTTCCACCCCCGCCCAGAACGCTCTCAACCGCCAATACGTGTCAGCATAAGAACAGTCCTTGCAAGTCCACGAATGGAGCCAACCACGAAAATACATGACTAATCCCTATCCAATAATGGCGTACGTGCGATATCGATAGCGTCCAGCATAAGATCAACTACCTGACTGCCATCACCCGCATCATACGCACACAATGCAGTCGCATTGCAAACCCCAGCTAGAGTGCGAAATCGGACGGCATACCTCAACTCATACCGCTGGCCGAGAGGACAATACCACAATTCCACATTACCCCCCACAAACTGCGAGAAAAACGTAGCAACCTTCATATCATGTTCAGCCATTTCAAAAACCTTTCACTACAAAAATCAAAACCATAGCCACACTTACTGTAAGCATGACCAAAAAACAAAACGTATCACGCCAATCACGCGGCAACTCGCAAAACACCGTAGCGGCCATCGTGAGAAACAGCACGGAAAGAATGCAGACAGCAACAATCATGCCAACCATTATAACACCTCAGAACACATGAAAATCTCTATAAAAATACCTAAAATCATAATCATGGCAGTACTTAATACCGTCGTCCAAGTCGATAAAATCTGCGATAGAATCCCACTTACCACACATTCCACAATACAGTTGGAATCGGTAATCAACCCCACCGAACCCACTAAAATCACACAACGCCTCACGCCAACGAAACCTCTGCTCCATCCCTAGATACTCGTCAAAAACAGTAAAATAATGCCATTCCACAATACCAGCACCACCTATCAGACTATAATTTCCACCATACTTAAAAGCACGAACAGGACAGCGCATGCACACAGCACAATCCCACAAAAAGCAAGAAATAAAACCTCCCAAACACTACATGGCCAAACCTCTTTACATACCAATATCATCAAACAAATGGCAGCCAAACAGCCAACAAAACCCGCTAAGCAAAGAACAAACTGTATTACGCAAAACATAAGTAGCCCCTTCTAAACCAAAGACACTCGAACTACGCCAACCATGGTACTATCCATGTCAAACGTGGCATTATCGATATTCACATCCACGTCCACATCGGCGTACATTTTTTTGATATAAGACAGCACGCCGTCCAATGAGGATTTCAAAGACGCCGTAAGGAACATGCCGCTAGGCTTCACGCAATCAGGCATGATCTCAAACACCTGAAATCCATCGTTGGTAATGATAAAATACCACATGTCAGACCTCCTCAACACGGCTAGAGCGGTAATAGTCAATATCGTTAATAGACTTTTCAAACTTCATGCGAGAAAGCGTAATACCATACTGCCTGAGCATCATTCGACGAATGCGAGCTTTTGCCTCACTCAAGGTAGTAACCTCACCAAGACTAAACGTATAAATATTCGCAATATCAGTAAAAGAAACCACAACCCAATCACGCGCCCAAACAATAGCGATAATGGTGTTCATTTTATCTACCTCCAATCAGTGAGTTAAGGCGTTGGATACCGCTTCTGCGATAGTGTCGCCAGTCCCCAAAACGACAACAGGGCGACAATACCTAGCGCAAACGGTATAAAACACCTCAACTGCATCCACCTTACGCCCATCTTTGGTAGTACGATAATATGGAATCTCAGTCCTTTTAACGCAAGCGTGCGCCATCAATTCCCGCACCTCCTCGATGCTAACACCCGCTTCCTCTGCGATTTGCTTATAACTTTCCATTATTTACCTCCCTTGTAGTCGATATTTTTCATCATAACACAAACAAAACGGCGACACGCCCGAAAACAAACGAACGCAGAATATTAAAACACACCTACCTACCGGTCGGTAAGCTACGGTTACGTAACCGTAACTTACAGATAATTAGACAACATGAATTAACCCAGTTA